GAAAGGCATATCAGACCCTTTGCGATCGGCCGGAATAACTTTCTGTTCTGCAATACGGTTGATGGCGCAGAGGCAATGGGCATCCTGTATTCCATAGTAGAGACAGCGAAAGCGAACAAGGTAAATGTCTATTACTATCTGAGATACATTCTGGAGATGATGCCAAAGCATATGGAAGATACGGATAGGGGATTTCTGGATTCCATGATGCCATGGTCAGAGGAGTATCGGGAATATGAGCAGCAGCACACGCTCATGTGCCAGCCAGAACTGCGCTCCAATGAGTATACCTCTCCGCCCAAGACTCCCCATAAACACCATGCCGCATAGAATGACCCTTTGGTGGGAATAGAATTCTCCGAAAATGTGAACCCAGGGAACTTGAGAATGTTTCCTGGGACACCTGTCGTTCTCTTATGCTCGTTCCTATGATAGCATTGTTCGAAGCCGTTTGCTAGACGCTTATTATTTGACGCTTACAAGATACCGCCCCGGCTTCCTCTATCTCGATTTCATGCCCTTTTTTCGGCACAATGCCCATATCTGCATGGGATATATAAAGCATTGCTTCCGCTCTATATATCCCCTCTGCATTATCGCCGCCCGGCTTCTGCCTGTCTGTCCCTGTCAGGTGGTCAAGCACGGCAGGGACTTCGTACTGCTGCCCGTCGTACCATATGCACATCATTTCCGCAAACTCTCCGGGGTTATGGAATGTTTTCAGGTCTTCTATTATCTGCGCTTTGAAGTCCATTATATTACCTTCGCCACAAACCAACTGTCTACGTCGTGCGGCACGGACAGCGGGGCAGAAGACAACTGCAAGAACCTTCTGGCTGGCTTTCTCTTTACCCATGTATCAGGCACATATTTTCCCTCTACCGTGCGGAACTCCTTTGTATTTTCATCAATCAGAGTTATTGCGCCGTAATACATGGAATAGTTTGCATTGCTGCTGATAAGAACAAGCTCACCTTCCGGGACAAGCGGTTTTTCCGTCGCTTTCTTCGGGTCCGGGTCTGTCCAGTCGTCAAGATACCATTCGTTGTATGTGTAAATGTCAAGCCCTAATTCGTGAATAGTCCCGATATAGGTTACGCCGTTCGGAAGCTGCCGTGGCTGAATGACAGCAAGGTTATAATTTTTCACGTCCAGCAGGCTCTTCACCTTCTCATGGTTGACAAATACCGTTGCAACATCATCTGACATAATGCACATATCGCAATTTGTGAATCCTGTCTGCTGTACTTTCTTGTGCCACCGCTTCAAGTCTACTATCGGGTCAGAATCCTTCCCGGTCCACTTCTTTGCTGCCGTCGTGATTTCTTCCCGGTTCGTAAACTTGAAGTCAATTACTTCGTTCAGCCCCTCCCCGATAATCGGGATTTTCCCCATGAAGATAGACTGCACACACATCAGCTCTTCCCGGCGTGTAATCATTTCCCGCAGCTCCACAAAGTCACTTGACATTTTCAGAACTGCACGTTCCGCAGGGGTTCTTCCTGAAACAATGCTTTCCCCCGGCTGTCGCTTTAACAGATTGTCAACCGTTGTAATTTTATCAGGCGCAACCAAAGGCGGCTTGTAGCTCTTTGTTTCATACCCTGTATTTGCCACGGTTTTCCCGCCGATAAGTCTATGCACATACGGCGCAACCTTGCGGGAACCCTTTACAAAGTCCACGTCAACCGCTTCTGTTACAAAAGTTTCTTCATGCTTGAAGAAAGTGCTTCTGAAAAACGTATGCACCGGGGGCATTTTAGAAACTACCCGCCCCATTGTCCGTGGGTCATAAATACTTACTGTTTCATTTGCCATCTTTTTATCCTCCCTTTTAACCTAACTTCCGCAGGAAAATTGACATTTTCCGCAGGGGTCCTTTTATGTCTTCTACCGTTACGCCATTCGGCAGGTTCAATGCTTCCTGAAAAAATTCCCCCGTCATGTAATATACAACTGGTTCATCTGCTGCCGCCGCCGCTGCCGTAATTCCCACAACATTTGCTGCCGTTTCTGCTGTCACCGCAACAATCTTTCCTTCTGCGTCTTCCGCTACGGGCATATGTTCTGCAAGCTCACCGCCTGCCGTCCCGCTTTCGGTCAGCGTCTGGAAGTCGCCAGCGAAAAAGTTTTTCGCTTCACACGTCCTTGTTTCAATTTCGTACATTCCCATTGTTGTCCCTCCCTTTATTTCACATCAGGAAACAAGCGGTCAATCGCTTCATTAAAGGGGTCTTTCCCTTCGCCGCCCTTCTCGCTTGCGCCTGTGCCTACGTCAGAAACGTGGCTGTCTGTTACGTCCTCTTCCCTGTTTTGCAGGTATGCGCCGCCCTGTTTCTTTTGTTCCATCACAATCTGCAATGCCATTTCCCCGGCAGAAATAGGGTTCACAAACTTTGCGTCATGCACAATGCTTTCAAACCCTCCCACCGCTGCGTCTTCCAGTGCCTTGATACGGTTTCTTTCCTCTTTCCGGGCATTATCTTCTATTGTTGCCGTCAAGTCGGGGTATGCCGCTTTCAATGCTTCAATCGTTGTGATTGCGTCTTTCGGTTCCATCTTTTTTTCCTCCTTTTTGGGTTTATTTTCCGGCTGTCTGCCGTTTTGCAAACCTCCCGGCGTTGCTGCCGGGCTGTTTAACAACATTTTAGGAACGGTCTTGAAATTCCCCATGTCAATCGGTACAGAATTGACAATGATTCTTCCTGCGTTTTCAATGACCGTCTGGGCTTCCTCAAACATCAGTTCATCACAAAAACCGTTTTCCACCGCTTCGTCGCCCGTCCACCATGTTTCATCTGACATAAAGCCGGATATTTCATCAGCCGTCTTTCCCGTTTTTACAGAATAGGCGTTTATGATTGATTGTTTTATCACCTTCAATTCCTGCGCCATCTTTTCAAAGTCTTCTGCCCTGAACGTATCCCAGACGGTCATTGCCGGGTCATGAATCATGAATACGCCGTTTCTCGGTATCTTTATTGTGTCGCCTGCCATTGCGATAATCGTGGCGGCAGAAGCTGCCCACCCGTCAACCTTCACTGTTATTTTTGCGCCGTGGTCCTTCAACCGTGTATAGATTGCGTTCGCTGCGAACACATCACCGCCGGGGCTGTTGATACGCACTACTATTTCCGGCACGTCCTCACCCAATGCCGCAAGCTCCCTGTTAAACTGTGCGGGCGTTACCCTGTCTTCCCACCAGCTCTGCTGGCTGCTGATAGTCCCGTATAGAAGCAATTCAGGCGGCTTTGTCGCCGTCCCCGGTACAAAGTCCCAGAATTTATTCTGTGTCACTCCGAACGGGCTTTTCTCCCTGCTTCCCGTCGCCGTCTTTCTGTTCGGCTGGCTCTCCGGGCTTTGTCCCGTTGTCGTCCTGCTGTTCTGCTGGTTCTCCGGGCTTTGCCCCGTTCCCCTGCTGCCCGGCTGCGCTTCCGGGTTTTTGTTCCCCTGCGTTGACAATTTTCTTTACCTCCTTTAGTTTCTTTTCTTCCTGCTTTAGCTGTTCGCAATTACTGTAAAAGTCGCCGCCAGCCATCTCCATTGTTTCTGCGCTTCTTGTGGAAAAGCCGTTTTCAACCCTTGTTACCGCCGCCCCTACTTCCTGCACCGGGTTCAGAAGCCCCCGTGCCGGTCCGTTCCACTGCGCTTTGCAGTATGCTTTCCGGCGCAACGGGTCTGTGAAGAATCCGGGGGCTTTTATCCTGCCTTTCGCTACCGCTTCCGCAAGCCATTCTTCATATACGGGCTGGCAAAAATCGTTCGCCATCCATGCCCGGTACATTTTGAACATTTTCCACGCTTCTTCTAAAGCTCCCCGGCTTGCAGAATAGGAACTTGTGAAATGCTTTAAAAGCAATTCATACGGAATTTCAAGTGCTGCGCCTATCTGTCGGCAGATAGCTTCCACAAAACCGCTAAAATTTTTGTTCGGTCTTCCGGGGTTTATATCATGCGCCTTTTCCCCTTCTGCAAGGTCAAGTATTGCGCCTGGTCCCAGTTCAAGACTGTTTTCGTCGTCTTCGTCAATCAAGTCTTCTTCCGCTATGCCGGACCCTACAGGCTCCCCGTCTTCGTTTGATTCTTTTTCTATAAAGACAGTGAAAAGCCCCGATATAACCGCCGCTATCAATTCAGCGTCCGTGTACCGTCCTAACTGCTTCAATGCTTCTATGACCGGGGCAAGGAAGGGAACGCCCCGCCGCTGGTCTATCCTCTCCCGGCACATCAAATGCAGCACGTTCTTTCTTCCTGTCTTTTCCCCGTATGCTGCTACCCTCTGCCACTCCATGCGCTCATTTGCGTATGACAACGGGTGGTGTTTTGAAAAGTGATATGCTACCACCTCCCCGTCTTTGTCTACCTCAACGCCCCCGACAATCTGATTGTCGAATGTGTCAAAATTATTCGGGCTTGAAAGTCGGTCAGCTTCTACAAGCTGCACCCGCAAATCATAGGGCTGGTTTTTCCGCTTCTTTGTCGGAAGCAATACAAGCGTGTCCCCGGAAGCAAGCCAATTCAGGAAAGCCAACTGTTGCAACTCATAAAAATTGTCAATCCTTGCCATGTCGCAATCCGGGCTTTCTGCCCACAATGCCCATTCCCTTGTTATTTCTTTCTCTAATTGCTGCGCCTGCGCCGCTGTCAGCTTCAATGCTTCTGCGTCCACCGTTGGTTTTAACATCAGCCCCCGCCCGACAACATTTGTACGCATTGTTTTTACTGCGCCCGTTGCAATCGGTACGCCCATGTATAAATCACGGGAACGCTGCCGCAATATATAAAGATTGTCGTTTATGTCTTCACGGGCTGAACCTCCTGCATAATTCCACCCGATTAAAGACTTTTTTGTTGTGTTTGCGCCGTAATTGCTGTAACCGCTGTTCAAAATCTGCATTTTCTGTCTTGCGGCAGTTCTTTTCAATGCCGTCTGCGGCGCAATCGTGGCAATTACGCTGTCTATTGCCCTTGCTATGCCGTTCAATCCTTCACCTTCTCCCGTTTTATGGCATGAAAAAAGCACTGTTTCCAGTGCTTTCTTGCTGTTTTTTCAATCTTACCAGTTTATATAATATCAGCTTTTTCCGTGCAAAAAAAGGAAATAAAACGGCATTTCGGGCAATCGGGGGAAATTGCGGGCAATACCGGGCAATTTTACAAGTCCCGTATCACTCCCCGCTTTATCCTGTTTCTTCCTCCCTTGCGCTGCACATTCTCCAGCTTCTGTACTTTCCCGTTCCAATACTCTATAGCGTTCCTGATTTCTGTTAGGTTCGCCCGTGTCAGCGTCCGGGAACCGATTGTATAGCTCTGTCCCGTCGCAACTGTCATTTCCGCTTCCAGCCATACGTCTAAATGCTTTTGCGCTGTTTCAAGTGTAATTCCTGCCATTACAATATACCTCCGTTGCTTCTTCTCTTTTTTCTTTTCCTTCCTGCCGCCGCTCCTGCTGCCGCCGCTTTCTTTTCCTCCGGCTTCTTCAACGGAAGCTGCGTGATTTCGATTGCCGCCGTTGCATAGTTCCGGCAGTCTAACGCTTCATTCCTTTTGTGTTCCCCCTTGTCCTTCAGCTCCCATGCAAAGTACGGTCTTCCCATTTTGTACCGCAGTACCTTTTTTTCGGAAGTCAGCCCTTTAAAATATTTTTCGTCGTACCCCTTCCCCTGTTCTAACGGGAAATGACAGTACCCCGGACCCGGCGTTTCAAGTTTCAATCTGTCCATCAGCCAGCTTTTCCCTGTGTCAACGCCTATCGTGAAAAGGTATGCTTGTTCACGATTGCTTTTTGACGGTTTCTGTATGTACGCCGCTGCGCTGTCGTTGCTTCCCTTGATTGCAAACACTTTCCTGGCAAACCGTTTTTTGCAGAATTTATATACCCTGTTTGTGAAATGCCCGCCGCTGTCCATGCAGGTACAGACAATTTTCAGCTTTGTCCCGTCTTCCTTCGTGAAGGTCTGTGAAAGAAATGTGTCTAATTCCTCCCAGATTTTATCCCCGTGCAAGTCCCCGTATATTGCGGCGTACTTTATGCCCCAACTCTCATAATCAGGACCCCACCCGACAACCTCAATTTCAAACCTGTCGTCCTGCGTATCAACTCCCGCTGTCAGGTACAGAACTTCTTCCGGGACTTCGCAACTATAGTATTCCCTGCGGTTCAAAAGTACGTCGTCGTCTACGCTTTCCCCGTCTTCTTCCCATGTCTGCCCCATCTCGGTATTTGTCCATACCTTCATTAGCTGCACATTCCCTTTTTTTACTTCCTCATTCGCTTCAATAAACTTTTCGACAACCTCTTTCCACGTTGTCAGTGTAGAAGCAAGTGTATTCAGGTGGAAGCCTTTCACCGGGTTTTCCGGGTCCTCATGTACAAATTTCCCTTCTGTATAGTGTTCCTTCCACTCCGCTTCGCTTGAAATGACACCGCATTTTTCGCAGGCATAGCGTATTTCTGACAGGTCGTTTTTATCATAGACAACATTTCCCCATACAAGCGGCTGTAATTCCCCGCAGCACGGGCAGGGCGTGTTCCATTCTCCCCGGCTGCTGTTTTCGTATTCAATTTCTATCCGGGAAGCCCCCTTGATAGTCGGCGTTGAAATATCCACCTGCTTTTTGTTCCAGTACGTCGTTTGCCGCTTTGCCGCAAGTAGAAGCGGGTCCCCCTCTGCCCCTGCGCTTGCCGGGTATCCGTCTATTTCATCAGCAAGAAGAATCCTGACCGTATGGCTCCGCAGTCCCGTGGGGCTGTTCGCTCCTGCAATCGTAACGAACCCGCCCGGAAAAATCTTGTGCGTGATTGTGTTCCCGCTGCTTCTTGATTTATCGTCTATGCGCTCCGCAAGTACAGGCGTACTCCGCAGCATTGGTGACAGCTTTTCTTTTGAAAATTTTTCTGCCATATCAATGGTGGGCTGTATAACCATTATCGGTGAAGGGTCGTAATGTATGTAGTACCCTATCGGGTTCAAAACCATTGCGTCAGTCTTCCCCACCTGCGCCGCTGACATAATCACAACTTTTTTTATTGATATATCCGTGATTGCGTCCATGATTTCTTTCTGGTACGGGGCTTTTGCTGTCTTCCACCTCCCCGGTTCCGCAGTCGTCCCGGCAGCAAGCCGCCTGAACTTGTCAGCCCATTCAGATAACGTCAGGTCTGGCGGCGGTTTTAGAACCTTGAATAGCCTGCGGAAAAGCTGCGCCGTGTTATCCCTCATCTTCCCCGCCCTCCTTCGTTATCCTGTCAAAATCAGATAATTCTTCCAGCGTTTCATCAATCGCCGCTTTCATCAGCTTAAATATTTCCGTCTGGTCTTTCTTCTTCGCAAGAATCGGGCTTAACTTTGCAGGGATAGCCAGAAGACGGGTCCTGAAATTTACAAGCGTATCTGTGACAATCTTTTCAATGTCTTCTGTCGTGTGAAGCTCATTCTTCCGCAACTGTAGTTCCAGCTCCTGATTCTCCCTTTTCGCCCGCACCAGCTTTGCCCGCTCCGTGTTGTAGTCCACCTTCTCTTCTGCTTCCGGGTTCTTCTGCCGCAGGAAATTTATATACTGCTTTGTCGCCGTCTGCAAGTCATACAACCCCGGCTTGTATTCGGTCAATATCCCTTTGTCCCGCAGCGTCCGCACGTTCCTTTCCGTCATGTCCAGATACCGTGCTATCGCCGCCGACGTGTACAACTTCATTTTTTGACGCACCCCCTTTCAAAATATTTCCCGGCAGAAACGGAAGCCGTTTTTTTCATTTCGTATCTAGGCAGGGTCTGGGCGTCCTCGTACCCGCATAGCTTCCAATCGGCTGAAAGAACCTACACCCATTCAGTCGCCGTCCATCAAATCGTCAATGATTTCTTCCGTTTCATCATCAATAATGAACTCACCTGTTAATTTTTGTTTAGCAAGCTGATATTTTCTTTCTTCCAGCGACAATTTTCTTTCTTCCATCTCATATGACTTGATACTGTCTATCTGCTTTATGATACGTCCATGCAGGCGGTTCAGTTCTGCTTCTACCTTCATAGCTCTATCAAATGCACTTGATTTAATGATAGTCTTCATTGCTGTCTTTAGCTTCTCTGTACCCCCTTCCGGGTCCTGCACCTGCCCTGTGTCAATGCCGCTGTCCTGCTCTCCCTGTACCTCTTCAAGCGTCTTCGGTACTGCCATATGTACCAGCTTATCAGCATAGAAAGCCCCCTCCGCTTCCGGGGCTGTGTACTGCTTCAATAGCCCCTCCAGATATGCCTTGCGTACTAACAGGCTTTGCAGCTCCTCCGTCATTTTCTCTATGCTGCCGCCTGGCTTTACCGCTTTTATTTTCTCCGCTTTCTCCGGGTCTATGTCGTCAATCCCCGCTTGTGCAAAGGCTCCGTGTGTGACGGCGTTTTTATTTCCGTCCTTTTTAGGGGTCCTGCCTGCCGCATTTTTATTTCCCCTCTGCCCGCCCTTTTTCTTCGGGGCTTCTTTCAGGCGTTCTTCCCACTTGTCCTCTGATTTCCACTTGCTTATGCGGGCTTTCGGAACGCCTGCTGCCGCCGCAAGCTCTTCAAGCGTCATTTTCCCGCCGCTTTCTATGTACCTTTTCAAGCTCTGGTCCCGCTCCGGGTTCCTCTTTCTTCCCATGCCCTCTTTCACTTCCCTTCGTTCGTTTTCGCAGCTTTGCCCCGCCCTGATTTCGGAAATATAAAAAAATCAGGGTTTCAAAATCCCCGGAATATGAAGCCAGCCTTGCTTCCCCTGCATTTTGAAGCCCTGTTTCTTTCGCCTTATTATACCAGCTTTTTCCGTGCAATGCCGGGCAATCCTTCATTCCTTTATTTCGTATTCAGAAAGTATGCGGTTATTTTCAAAACCTTTCAGAAGCCGTTCCACCGCTCCGTCCCGGATATTTTTACACTGTCTTTCGCTGTAGTGCGTCCGCTCCGCTACCTGTTCCCACTTCATGCCGTGAAAATAATACCCGAAAACAACATTTTTTTGCTTCATTGTCAGCCGTGACACTTCTTTCAGGATTTCAACCTTTACTTTCTGCAATTCCTCTATTTCCTGCTGGTAACGCTGAATATCTCCCCGCACATACTCCGGGATATTCAATGCAAGCCGTTCTGTGGGGTCAGAATTTGCATATTTCCCCTTTGTTGTGTCGCTGTAGCCTACCCCCTGAATCGGATTGTAATATTGTTCTAAATCTGAAATAAAGCTGCGTCTTGACTTTATTTCTCCGTCAATCTCCTGGAACAATTCAAGCAATTTCAGGACTTTGTTTTTGTTCATGGTCTTTGCCATCCCTCTTACCTCCTTCTTTCCACACGGCAAGGGCAATCACCGTTTCCGGCGTTGCCCTCTCTCCGTTTTCTTTCATGTTTTCCATAACCTCCGCAATATCCGCAAGCAATCCCACTATGTTCAGCCTTCTTCCCTTCTTCTCAATTCCTGAACCGTAAATCCTATAATGCAATAATCGTCTTCAAGCCCTGTCCAGTCTTCCCATACATACGTTATTTCTGTTACAATCTCCCGCCCCGTGGTTCTTCCTGCCGTGTACTCCTGCATTACCACCGTATCTCCTACCCTGTACCCGTCATTCTTTAACAGATAGAATGTCAGCGTTTCACTTGCAATTTCATTGTACTTTGAACCCGCCAGCGTGATTTCATGCACCTTCTTTTCCGCTTCACTCGGTAACTGCTGCATTTTCTCTTCCTGCTGCTGTTCTTTCAGCTTCCTTGCCGTTTCCCGGTCAATTTCTGCCTGCTGTTCGTCGTACCGCTGTTCATCTGTCTTTCGGGCTTCTTCCCGGTTCACATAGGCATTGCAGGAAGTGACCGTGCTTTTCTTTTCGTGGCACGTTTCGTAATTTTCGCAGGAATAGCAAATTGAAGTGATATTTTCCGGCTGCGGGTCTTCGTATTCTTCCGGCTGGTTCATGAAGTCTTCCTGCTGCCCCTCTGTGGCTTCCTCTGCGCCCTCTGTGGGCGTTTCTTCCTCTTCTGCGTGTTCTTCCTTACCTTCCCCCGTTACGCCCGGCATAATGTCTTCTGTGAAGCTCATTTGCCCCGGCATTTCCTTTCCGGCTTCCTCCCTCTGCTTCATTTCCTTTGCTTCCATCAATGAAAGCGTCCCGGCTTCCTCCACCCTGTCCGCTGCTTCCTCCTGCCCCGCTGCGCTCATGCCGCACAACTCAACCGCTACAGAAACATTGATAACGCTTTCTTTAAAGTATTTCATCAGGCGGGCAGAAAGATTGTTATAAATGGACTTATACCGTCCCAGTTGCGCTTCCGTTGTCCCTGTTATCTCTGCAAGGACTTCACGGGTCCTTCCGTTCAGGCTGTATTCCTTTTTCAGCTCTTTTGCCAGTTCCTCTGCCTGAATTGCTTCCATCATCTTTTCCCAGTCGGTCTTATCCCGGAAGCGGTTTGCCATAATCAGTGCCAGGCGGTCCCGCACGTCCGCTTTTTTGAAGATACAGGGGACAAACCGCATTTCCTCTTTTCCCTCTTCTAACAGGGAAAGTGCCGCAAGCCGTCTTCTATGCCCCGCAATCACTTTGTATTTGCCGTTTTCCGGGCGGCTTACCAGTAACGGCTGTAATATGCCCACAAGCTCAATAGAACGCTTCAATTCGTCGTCTACATGATAGAAATTGTCTTTCGACGGTACAAGGTCATGAACGTCAATATTCATAATGGCGTTTTCCTCTGCCTGCTGCGTGGCGTTGTCCTGCTGCCCCGCTGCGCTTTCCTGCTGCTGTCCTCCGCTTACTTCCTCCAGCTCCTTTGAACGGCTGTTCAATAAGTCTGTCAGGTTGAATTTTGCTTTTGCCATCTCTTTTTCCTTCCTTTCCGTGTCCGATTCGGTCACATTTTCAGATATTCTTCAACCAGCTTTTTATAGTCCTGCGCCGCCCCGCAGCGGCTGGAATAAATCAAAATCGGCTTCCGCTCAAATGTACTGGGTTTCATTTTTGCCGTGCGTCTGATATGCGTATCAAAAAGCGGGTATTTATTGCATACTTGCAGATATTGTTCCCCCTGCTGGTCTGCTTCGTTCAGTCTGTCATACTGTGTAATGAAGCACCCCCGGAAGCACAATGCCGGGTTCAGCTCTTCCCGTGCGTTTTCAATCTGTTCTGTCAGCTCTTCCAGTCCATCAAGTGAAAAGTCGTCAATCGTAATCGGCACTATCACATCATCAGAAGCAACTAGCGCATTTATCGTGCTTATGTTAATATCCGGGGCATTGTCTATAATGCAGAAGTCGTATTGCCCCGCTACCTGCTGCAACGCTCTCTTGAACCGTGTCTGCTGCGGGCGGCTCTGGTCAAGCATTACTGACAGATTCGCCGTTGACAGGTTCATATTTGCCGTGATAATGTCTAACCCCTCATAGTCCGTATGCTGAATGACTGCTTCCATGTCAATTTTCCTGTCCGTCATTACCTCTGCAACGCCCGCTTTGTCATAGCTGTGGCGGTTAAAGAACTTTGAAGCGTTCCCCTGCTTGTCGTTATCGACCAGCAGAACCTTCTTTTTGTGTACGGCGTTCAGGATATGCGCCATATTGACGCTTGAAGTTGTCTTTGCAACCCCGCCTTTCAAGTTGATAACAGAAATTGTCTTCATGTGTCCTTCCTCCTTGTATCTGGTATGATATTTTTATTTTCCCAGTAGTGCGCCGGGCGGGAATCGGACCCGCCCCGCAGGTCTTCACACCTGCTACCCCTCTGCAGCTCCCGGCTCTTCTCCGAACAAAAACCCTTTGTCTACAAGAAATTTTATCCAGTCGCAGCCTGTCACGTCTTCTTCTTTGATGAATTGATAGAACGCTTCTTTTGTTTCAACTCCGTCTGCTTTCATGAAGCGTTCGGCGTTTTTTACTGCGTTTGTCTGAAAAACGTGTTCTGCAAAGAATATCTTTTCACATTCCCCGTAATCATTTACCCCGTATTCTCCCCGCTTCCCCGGCGTTCTCATTAGAACCTTTACAACGGGCTTTTTGCTCTTGTTTCCTGTTCCCTTGCTGATAACAACTGCTTCACTGAATAACCAGCCATTCCAGCCCCTTCTTTGCTGTGAAAACTGTGTTCTAGGAACCTCTACTAAATCCCCCGGCTTCAACTTGCTGTATTCTGCTTTTTTCATGCGCCCTTCCTCCTTGCGTCTGTTATTTCATTCAATGCGCCGGGCGGGAATCGGACCCGCCCCGCAGGTCTTCACCTGCTGCCCCTCTGCGGCTCCCGGCTCTCTTTATGCTTCTACCGTTTCACTTCCTGCAAAAAATACTTCCCTGCCGTCCCAGTTTTGTATTTTCACTTTCTTTTCTTCTCTCCTGCTTTCATTGTATCTTCCTGAATGGTGGATTGCCGCATATGTGATTGTTTTCGCCGTTCTCTTTACAATTTCAAATACAACTGCGTGTTCCCCGTATCTTTTGCCGACTTCAAATGTCCTCATTCTTTTTTCCTCCGTTTGCCTGATTGATTATGTATTTATTATATACTTGCGCAAGTATATTTTCAATAGGCAAACTGCACAATCTTACGCAAGTATATTTGTTTATTTTTTATACTTGCGTAAGATATACGGGTTTTCAGACGGTCAGCCCGGCTTCCTTTGCCGTTATCAACGGTATGTATTCCCCGGACCCGTCAAGCTCATATGTAAAAAGAACTCTGTTTTCCCTCTGGAAATGTGTGCAGGCAATGTCTGTTATCTTCGCATATGTCGTCATATACAACGCCCCTTCCTGATTCTTTCCCGCTGGTGTAATAACCTGAATTTTGTCCCCGATTTCATACGGGCTTCTTGCGCTAAATGCCGCCACCTGCATTGTCCTTTTCCTCCATCTTCTTTTCATTCTGTTTTCTGACATACCACGCAACTTCCCGCAGTATGATAAACACAAGCCCCGCTGCCGCTGTCAGCAAAATAACTGCTATCCCTTTCAGGAAGAATCCTATTGCTTCCGCTGCCGCTTCAATCAATATCACTTTTGCTTTCCCTCCTGTTCTTCTCCCTCATTTGCGCCCTTGCCCGTTCAACGGAAGGTCTTATTCTGTTTACCGTCTGCAACTGTCTTTTTAAAAGCGGCTTGCGCTTCTCCGGCTGTTCTGCCGCTTTCTGCTGCCGTACTCTCTGCAATACCTCCTGTTTGCTCTGGCAATGCCTGTTCTTTCTCTTCCCCACTTCCTTCGCCCTCCTATCTTCTTTTCTTTTTCCCGTATTTCCTTTTCTTCTTTGTCGCCCGGCATTTCAAGAAAACGTCTTCTTTCGCCTTTGCAACTTCTTTCTGTACCCGTTCATGATTTCTGTTGTCCTCTTCCTCCTGCACAACCTCCAGAACCTCTACCGCAGAAAGCGGGAATGTGTAAGTACAGCCAGGGTCATAGGTTCCCGCTTCCCAGTCAGCCTTGAAGCCCTCAAAATCATCTTCATAAGCGCAAAACGGGTTATATTGTTCCGCTTCATACATTGCAAGCATTACCCGGTTATCGTCTTCCTTCTTCCAGTTCCATAAGTGCCAGCTTTCGTGATTGTCATAGTCCCACATGCTTACCCATAGTTCTAATCCGTCCCACAATTCATCAGCTTTCTTCATGTGCTTGAACTGATTGGAAGTAAAGCCCTGCCCCTTGAACTCTTCCCGATAGTCCTTTACTTCCCTTCCTGCCGTATGAAGCCGCACAAATGCAACTTTCGGAAGATACGGCGGCTTTTCCCTGTCAACTTTCACTTTTCCTTCCTCCTGTCTATCCTGTAGGCAATACGCATGATTGCTTCCATTGATTTTTTTATGTTTGCGTCCGTGTCTGCCGTAATACTTAACACGCCCGCTATATCCCGCAATTCCTCTGCGGTTTCTTCGTCTGACTTTTCAGCCAGACAGTCAGCGCATATTCCCTGCCCGTCCTCCGGCAGCGTCTTTCCGCAGATAATACATTTTTCACGGTCCATGCCCGCACCTTCTTTCACCAGTCCTGCATTTTCTTCACCTTTTCTGTCAATGCCTTTTCCCTCTCTATCAACGCCCGGACTTCATACGGGGAAAGCCCTGTTTCCTCATACTCGAATAGCTTCTTTGCAGCCCGTACAACGCCCACATTCTGCTTTAGAACGGGTTTTCCGCTGCCTGTGCTTATCTCTGTAAGCCTTTCCCGTTTCCTGCCCTTCTTGCCCCTCTGTGGCTTCTCCTGCGCCTGCTGCCGGGCGGCAATCTTCGCCCCCTGTGAAACTATGGCATTATGCGGGATATAGCCCCGCATGGCGTTATTAGAAGCCCTGACCGCTGCTTTTTGTATGTTCACGTCTGCCCCTCCTTTAATTTGTGATTCTTAAAAACTGAAACATACAGGCTTCATCATGCAGAAGAATCACTTCCCCGTCTTCGTTCAGAGTAACAACCGTTAAAAATTTCGGCTTTGCAATCCCCTTTTCCTCTGCTTCAATCTCTGGTGGCGTGTCATTATACCTCCAGCACATATTCAGCGCATTATATACACGCTCTTTATAAACAACCTTAAAGCCCCGCATATCTATTCCCATGTTTTAGCCCTCCTTCTGTGTTTTCCGGCTCTCTATTGCAGGATAGCCCGGAAACTGCAAATACCCTGCAATTATCCTTTCCGCTTCCTCTGCCCCGTAACAAACCGCCGTGAAATATCCCTGTTCTTTCAGTGCTTCCAGCCATTCGTCCTGGCTGTCCGTCGTTTTGTTCCTGCCGTACTTCATTTCGATATACAGCCCGTGGAATCCGTTTCTTGCTACAGGCAAACATAAATCAGGAACGCCCGCTTTTACCCCCTGCCGCTTTAGGTTCGCCGCTTCCAGCGTGTTCCTGCTGCCGCCGTTCGGGATATGATAAATCAATTTCAGTTCCGGGTGGCTTGCCTGCTGCCATCCGCACCACTGTATCACTGTTTCCTGCTCTGTCGCTTCGCTTCTCCTGCGGTTCTGCTGCCTTGCGTAATAGTTCATTTTCTCTATCTCCCTTCTGTCAGCTTCTTAACGTGTGAACTCTTAAACAGGCATGACTGGGGATTGATTAAGAAATAGCATTTCTGCGGTATGTACAAATTCGGGTCATTTCTGAATTGTTCTTCCCCTGTTTTATGCAGTTCCCCCTTGATAACGTCGTTGTCAAATAGCTTTATTGTGACGACTTTTCCCAGATACTTTTCTAACTCACTTCTTTTCACTCTTTCTTTTCCTCCCGTTCGTCAAAATGCGTCGCCATCATGTCTGCAAGATGAAGCATAACTGCCAGCTTGCTTTGCCGGAAAGCGTTGTCTAAATCATACCCGCCGCCCCTTGCGTAAAAGTCGTACTGCCCCATGTGCCACCTGATTGCCAGAATCTCTTCTTGTGTCAAGTGCATAAATTGTAAAATCAGGATAACGGACTTTTCCCCGTGTCCGGCAGGGAAATTCTTTGTCAACTGATATTCGTTTATGCCCTCAAACCCAACTTTTCTATATGCGTCTATCTTGCATAAATCATGAAGAAGCCCGCAGATTGCCAGCGTTTCTAAATCATAATTCAAAGACTGCTGCCGCCGTTCTTCCTCTGCGTTCATCTGTATAAGCCGCCGACACACATTTATTGAATGTTGCGCAAGCCCTCCGGGTTCCGCTCCGTGGTGTCGCTTGCTTGCCGGGGCTTCAAAGAAGCCGTTTGCGTCCATCCATTGCAGAAGGTCAGCCGCCCCCGGTCTTTTTATGTAGTTGAAATAGTTCTTGAATACCTGTATTGTTTCTTCCTGCTTCATTCCTCTTCTTCCTCCGCTTTTAATGCTTCTTTCTACATTCAGGGCATAAGACTTTCTTTCCCACGCTCCACCCGTTCTGCCTTGCGTATTCAACAAGATATATTTTTGACGGGAGCCATTCTTTCGGTTCTCTCCTGTATTCAATGGCTTTCCCACACTTGTCGCATGAATAGCCGCTATAAAACATTCTTTCCCCCTTTCCTCTTCCTTGACAGCCTTTCAAGCCGTCTGGAAAGCCTTTGTATGTTTCCGTATGTCCCGCACTCTTTACACTCTGCCTGCCCGTAATGACCGGGGCAAGCGTCGCACTCTTCCTGCTCTGCTTTCAGCATTGTTGCCGTGGTCGCTGCCTGAAAGAGTGTGTCCCCGTCAAATTGCTTTTCCTGCTGGTCCTGCTGCGGTTCTTTTAATTCCTCTTCGCTTATCCCGTATTTGCTTTTTATCTTTTCATACAGCCGCCGTGCGTCCTGTCTTTCGCCGCCCACGCCCTTCTCTGCAAGGGCTTTCAGCTTTTTCAGTTTGTCCGCTGCCTGTTCTCTTGTCATGCCTGCTGCCCTCCGTATACTTCCACAAGCCCGCCTTTCTCCTGTGCAAGCTCCGTTATGCCCTCTTCAAGTGCAATCTGTATTTCCGCAAGCATACCTTCTGAAAGCCCGTACCTGCTTCCGATAAAGATATATCTGCAATTCCTTAAAAGCTCCGTGCCTGCCGCCATCCCCTTTTCCCTTTGTTCCTGGTCCTCTTCGTTTAGTACCTGCGTCAAGTACAAGTGCGGCGTTATCGGCGTATATCCGCAGTCTAACGCAATCCGGGTCAACTCCCTTGCATACTCCGTGTTTCTCTCAATATCACCCCTGTACGGGCTGCATATATAGCATAATTTACTTTGCATTTCCCTTCCCTCCTGTCAGATTAAGTCAAACAATGAAAGCTGCGCTTTCTCTGCCTGTATGCGCCTGTCTGCGTCCGTGTAATACCCTTCGTCAATCTCTATCGCATACCATTCAAACCGCAGGCGTTGACACGCAACCGGGCAAGAACCGCTTCCGGCGTGTGTGTCAAGTATTCTGTCGCCCCGCTTTGCATAGCCGTTTGTCAATATCCATTCATACAGCTTCGCTGGCTTCTGTGTCGGGTGAATCGTCCCTTCTTTCAGAAGTTCCACCCGGTTAAATGTGACAATCCTTGTCGGGCAGTCAAACGACGTGTAGGCAATTTCACAATCTGACATTGACAAGCCCCGCTGCCCTTTGTCCCAGATTATCCAGCCTTTATGCCCTGCTTTTAAGTGCTTCACAAAATAATTGCCGCCCCAGATAATCTGGTTTTCAGATACCCTTTCAAGCTCCCGGAAGTATTCTGCGCCCGGTATGCCTTTACTGTCCCAGTCCTTCTTTTCGTGTTCCTTCCTGCTTTGCTTTGGATTGCTGCACACTTTCTTTTTCTGTCCGTCATTGCCTATCCCATAGGGCGGGTCAACTATCGCAAGTTGAAAGAACTTATCCGGCATTTCCCGCATGACGGGCAGGCAGTCCGCATTTAAAAGCGTGTTCGGTTCATACCTCCACAATCTTTTTCACCTTCTTTCTGTCTTACATTTAATGTCCGGCACGTCTTCCCCTCTGTAATACTGCCAGGACTGCGGCGGTCTTTTCAGCCCGTACAGGCTTAATTTGTGCGGCGTGTCGTATTCCTTCGCCTGTGACACTGACCAGCCCCACAAGGGCTTCCCGCTTTCTCCTGCGTACTCTTTCAACTGCTGCCCGGTCAGGCAGCTTGCCCCCGGAACATCTACTTCCAGCAATCCCGCCCGGCTCTTTACTTCCGGGATAGTCCGTATTTTGAAAAAGCTATTGCAGATAAATTCCCCTTTTATTTCCCCTGTCCCTGTCACATACACAAGAACCCTGAACGGACCCTTCCCGGCAGGACGTGTCTTCCTGATTTCAAGCTGCTTTTCTCCCGCCAGAATCTTCTTCCACCAGCGGTCATGCAAAGACAATATGATTGTGTCCGATTCGGACAACCTCTGCTTTTCAGCCATCTTTCCTTTCCTCCTGTTCTGCGGCAATTATTCCCCGGAAGACACGTTCTGCACACGGTACAGCAATACTGTTTCCCAGTGCTTTTATCCGTGCATTGCTTGACATTTCCTTTCCGCTTGCCCCGTACTGCGTCCAGTTATCCGGGAATCCGTCAAGCCGTTCACATTCTAACGGGGTCAGGGAACGGACCCTGTATTTCTGCCGCCAGCTCTCTTCCGGGGCTGCCACGGCGTGTCTGTCGCTCTCTGTCAGCGTCGGGGAAATATCCTGCCCCACTCCCGTCTGATTGCCGCCGCTCCCCGCTTTCCTTCCCAGTACATTCCCGATAATCGTATATACGGGAAGAAGATAGTACCCCGTCTTTGCCGCCCCGCCGCCTGCCCGCCCCATCAGCGTCACGCTTTGTTTTGCGTCAATATATATCCTGTCGCCGGTCCGTCCAAAATCTAACTTTGTATGCTTCTTTTCTTCTCCCTCTTCAAAGTTCAGCTTCAACTGTCCGTCTGCGCCTTGTGCCAGTCCTCCGCTATTACCTCCAGAAGCGCAATCCGCAGTTTGTCCGGCATATCCCGTTTCATATCCTCTGCCCTCTGCAACATAGCCCAACACACTTTCGCACTCAAAAAGTATTTGTCCGGCACGGTCTGTTCTAAAATCTCTGACAAGATAGATTCGTTTTCGACGCTGGGGAACGCCCCAGTATTGAGCGTCCAACATTCTCCAAGCTGTACTTCCCCCCCTGCTTCTAACCATTCCGGCATTTGCCCATCTTCCGCTTGCAGGCATTGGAATTGCGGTCTTTGTGATTTCTTCAAGCACCTTTTGAAAGTCCCTGCCTTTATTGCTTGAAAAAGCCCCTGCCACGTTCTCCCAGACTGCGTATTTTGGGTACTTTCCATTTGTCGCACACCTCATTTCATCAATAATTCTGACCGCTTCAAAAAACAGTCTTGATTCTGACCCGGCAAGCCCTTTCCCGTTCCCTGCTACACTCAAATTCTGACAGGGGGAACCAAAAGAAATAATGTCAACGGGCGGTATCTCTGCGCCGTTTATTTCCATGATGTTCCCTAACTGCTGCATATCCGGGAAATGTTTTGCGCTTATGTCTATGCAGTCCGCTTCAATTTCGCTTCCCCATACAGGCGTTATGCCCTGCCGCTTCGCCGCAAGCGGAAAGCCTGCTATCCCGTCAAATAAGCTCCCTAACGTCATTTTCCCCGCCCTCCCCTGCTATGAAAAGAAAGCTGCTGGCATAAGCTCATACCCGTCAATATCTTTGTTTTCAAGCGGCTTGTCATATTCGATATATCCCCACGCCATTCTTCCGATTTCCGGCACATATTCCCGGCTATTGAAATTGTGAATCAGCATTGCCGGATTGTCTTTCGGTTTCGGATATGTCCCCGGCATTACCGGGCGTTCTAAACTGTAATACTTGTATTTCATTCTTTTTAGCTCCTTCCTTCAATCTCTGTCTTAAAATCCTGCTTTTCCCAGAATCAACTCCCGCTTTATCTGTTCTTCCGCTTTCTCTTTGTCGAACCCATTCGCCACAATTACCTTTGCAACGTGTTCTGTGCAATACGGGTATTTTGCAGCTATTTCAGAAGCCGCCTTTTTCATTTCCGGGTCAAGCCTGTTGTATGTCGGATATGCCCTCTTTAACTCTCCGTACAGCATTTTCTATCCCTCCAGCACAACCCTTGTATAAATCATCATTTCAAGGTCTGAAAACGCAAATTCACTGATACTTTCAACGGGTACTTTCTCCCCCCGGCGTTTTGTACATTGCCGCCCCTGCCCTTTTCTGCTCTTTCCTGTGTATGTCTATTGACAGTCCGTGCCGCTTTACTTCCCGGCTCCTGTCAATCCCTGTATAGCCCAGGCAGGCAACAAACCCCCTGTAAAGCTCTCCTGTGCTGTCCTCAATAATCAGCCTGTCACTGGGGACAGCTCCCCGCATGAACTCTTCCAGAATCACTTCTTTTTCCCTCCTGATTTCCTGTTTTTCTTCTTCTGCTTCTTGTCCGGCTTCTTCCACATCTTCAAGTAAATGTGCCAGCCCGTTTCTTCGTAGTAGGCAGGTTCAATGCTTACAATGTCATATCCGGGGAACTGCTTCTTGAAGAACTCTTTCCCGCAATCATCAGACTTCGCCAGCTTCTCTATCTGCTTTTTCGTGTATTTATAATCAGCGTTCGGAAGCTCTACCGGGCGCACAAGGTTTCTGCTGCTGCTCCACCGTTTCTTCCCCTGCGGGTCCTTTACTATGTACTTGCATAGGGCTTCAATGCCGTTTTCGTTCGTCTGTATGCGGTCAGCATTTACCCACCCCATCTGCTTTATCTCTGCCCTGTACTGCGGGTCCTGCGCTTTATTCCAGTTAATGCGGGCAGTCGTCCACATCAGTTCTACATCATCACGGGACAAACCGCCGTTCATGATAATGTGATGGTGTACCCGCTTTATCATCTGCCCTTCCTTGTCGAATTTATATTCTGTCACAAGGATATATTTCAGCGGGTCCAGCCCTAACTTCCCCCGCCTGTATGCTATCCGGCGCAAGTAGTTATTCACTATCTTTTCCGCTTCCTCTATGCTGTCCGGCAGGTGGTCTTTATCGTATGTACAGGAAACGTGTAAATCACCTATGCCAAAATTCCCATTCCCTAACTGAACCAGATACCTTTTGGCGTTCTTTTCGTTCAGGTCTTTTTGCTTTGACTCCGTTACCTTCTTACGCTTCCCCCTCTTCCCCTTTGCCACCTTATCCGCTTTTTCCGTCCGGGGTATTATATCCGCTTCCCGGTACTTCCCGCAGTCCACCTTCTTCTCCCTCATGAACACTTTACCCAATGGAACCACACCTTCCTTTGCTGTCCTTATACCTGTGTGGCGTGGGTATGTTCCGGGCGGGGACTCCCCCTCCCTTCTTTCCCTCCTGCTTATTATCCATGTGTTACGCAAGTATATAATATATATTATCTTACGCAAGTATATATTCTATATCTATATTACGCAAGTATATATATACTATTCGTAGGAATGTTAATACCCCATACAAGCCCGTTTTCCGGGATAAAAACCCGGCATTTTCAACGGTTTCACCGCTGATTTTGCTTGCTTTTACACCGCCAACATGGTATAATAAACATGAACTGATTTATTAAAAAATGTTAGCGAAAAGCCTTTGTTGAATGTGTTTGCGGCACTTCTTCAAAGGCTTTTTGTTATGTCCTTTTCCTGCGGGTTACAACGGCTTGTATAGCTCTTTCCTGCTTTCCCCGCACCACAATTTCCTTCCGTCTTCCGTCCTGATTGTCACTATTCCGTCACAAAATCTGTACCCGGCTTCAATCGTCCCTTCGTGCCACTCTCCTTCATGGAAAATCGCTGCGGGCTGACCGACAATATACGGAAATTTCGGTTTTTCTAATACTTCCATTTTTTCAACATCAGACACGCCGTTTTCATCAATGCACGGGAATAAATCGTTTCCCTGCCAGCAGAAAACAACGCCTGTTATAGAAAGCTCTACTTCTTCCGGCTCAAACCCCGGAAGCGTCTTTAATCTTGTACGCTTCACTGTCTTAAATCGCACATCAAATTCCCGTACTTCTCCGTCAGGCAGCACAAGCCGGGTCCTGTCGCCTATTTCAATCGGCGTTCCGTTTTTGTCTTTCAATCCTGTATACATTGCTTTCCTTCCCTTCTGCGGTCGTTATCACGCCCGCCCCAGTAAATCAGTTACCAGTTTCCAGTCTTTCAGGTATAAAGCGGAACGGAAGGACACATTGAGGTCGACGTAAGAACGGGCGTAGTCCAAGCCCAACGCCGCCACTCCACCGCGGGAAGTGTTGTAGAAGCTCGAACCCCGGATAGGCACGGCTTCTTCAAGTTCACTGTCAGCCCATATCCCCGCTTTCTCCTGCTGCCAGTCCTGCGGCAATATCCCCAGTCTATGTACAATGTCCGGGACTTCTTTCAGGCTCCCGGCAAGCTGCAAGTCCCGCATATGGCAACCGTTCCAGCCCCCGGCAATCTGCCCGTCTGTCAGCACGACTTTTCCGCACTGTGCGTCAAGATACAGCGGCTTTCCGAACGGAAGCCCTTCTTCCCCCGGTTCCTCTGTCCGTGCAACTACCCACGCCGGGTCCTGCGGCTTGAAGTCCTCTGCCGCTGCGTTATTGTCCGGGATATACTCAATTACGCCTTTATGCAGGCGCAAGCCCGCCACACGCTCCCAAAAGTTCCCGCAGAGTCCGAAAACCCCTTCCGGCGTTCCGTCGTGGCTCCATGCAAGCGGTTCTGTCCCAGTCAGAACCGTGTAACCGTCGTAACAATACCCCTTTTCCTCCGGGTCGTCAGCGTTCTTCCCGTAGTCCGTGTTACCGCTGATAATATGCCCTGCTGCCGCTGCGTCTTTCATCAGGTAAACCCATTCTGCATTTGTCATTAAGTGCCAGCCGGGTCCTTTTCTCCGGCAAGCTGCCGCCGATTCATCATGCCCCATACTTTCAACGGGCTTCTGATACGGCAGGGAAACGGGTATTCCGTTAATTACGGTATTCGTATACTGTGAAATGAGAATAGCCGCCATAATCTCCCCGTTTACCTTGAACACTTCCGGCACGTCCTCTTCCTTGTAGGTTCCCGGCTCCATGTAAAACATTGTCATGAAGTTAGGAAGCCCGGCTTCATCATTCACGACAACCGCCGCTTTGAAAATGCCTTTTTCCTGTTCTGCTGTCATTTTTGACATTCTTCTTTTCCTCCTTGTATCTGGTATGATTTTATATAACAAGCCGTTCCCGGCGTGTTTTCGCTATGAATTGTCGCCCCGGAAAGCCGCCGCAAAACCTCTTTTAAACTTCTGCCAGTCTTCCGCTGTCCCTAACCTGTACCAGCGCATTTTTTCCGCTTTCCAGTCACGCTTCAACGCAAAACCCAGCCCGGCTTCCTCTCTTACCCACCATATCCTTACATCAGCAAGCCCGGCTTTTATATTGTCTTCATCATAAAATACCGTCCGGCTTTCCTCTCTGTGCGTGAATGTGAAGAAGTCCTGCAATTCCGCATAGACTTTTTCTGCCTGTATTTCCTCCGCATTATGCGGCATTTTGTTAAATTCTGCCACCGCTTCCCCTCCTATACCGCCGCCCGCTGCGGCTCTTCCTTCTCTTCATGCACCGTCACTGTAATTGACAGGTTTTCTTTCCGGGAAAGAATCATTGCCAGCGTTTCAAAGAACCGCTTTGCATTGAAAGTCCCTTCCACCTGAACGCCTGCTGCCGCAATCCCTTCTTTCATGTGCGCCACCTCCTGCGTCATTCTTCCGGGTCCGGGTTATAGCAATCATGCGTTGACCCGACAAGCCAGCCTGACATTTCAATTTCAATGTCCCCGCCGTCCGCTCCGTCTGATATGATTTCCATATCACCGTAGAAGCCCCACGCTTCCCCGTCCGTCGTGTGTATCAGGATATAACCCGCCTGCGGTTCCCGGCTTTCCTGCGGCTCCTGCCGCCCTGCATACCTTCCCGCACTGTACCCGGCAACGGCACACGTCAGGACTATTGCAGCCCTGACCGCCGCCCGTTTTGCTTTATTCATGTTTTCTTCCTTTCTCACGCCCGCAGCCGGGGCGGGCGTGTCATGCTGTCCCGATTGCCCCGGCAGGCAGGCTTTTCACGAACTTTGCGCCCTGAATGAAAGCAAGAAATTCCCGCTTTTCGTGATTGTCCAGCATTTCCATGAAGCCCATAACCTCCGCAGCTTCCTTGCCGTCTTCCTGTGCAATCATGGTTTCTGTTCTCTTTTCCTCTGCCATCTTTCTTCCTCCTTCCCTTTTCCTCTGTCCCCTGATACAATGGAAGTGCCGCTTCCGGGCGGCAATTCCATTGAAAAGGGGGTGTATGTTATGCCGCTTCACAAAGACTTCATCAGAAAAGCCGTGAACGACGCTGTTAAAAAGCACGGGTCTTCCGTTCAGCCGGAAGAATTAGAAAAGATATTGACTGCTGCCATTTACGGCATTTTCAATTCCCGTGATTTTGAAAACTACATCAAAGAAATTGTGAAATGATTTCCTGCGCCAGCCTGTACTACACATACAGGCTGGTATCTTCAAGCAACATTCCTTCTACCTCTGCGGCAAACTTATTGAATAAGTCCCGCAGCTCTGCAACCCTGCTTTCCTGCAATCCCTCAAATTTCAGATTGACTTCTGCGTATGCGTCCGGGTCGTCTGATACTATTCTTTTTTGAAATGTCACGCCGCTGGTTATCCGCACTTCTCTTTCCACTTCTTTTTCCATTTCCGCACGTTCCTTTCCGCACCGCCGCTGCCGCTTTTCACCTTAAAAAGCCGCCTGCCCGGAAAACTTGTTGTCCGACTATACACTTTTTAGCTGGTGTAACCGCTGCCCGTTTGACAGTGCTTTATTTTTAGGGGTCTGGCTTGCCCCTGATTGAACCGGGCGGGAATCGGACCCGCCCCGCAGGTCTTCACCTGCTGCCCCGTGTGGCTCCCGGTCCTTTATGCGATTTTGATTTTCTCTGTCGTGTGATATTTCCCGTCAAATACTTCAAGTTCAGCCGGATAACTACAGCCCCGGCACTCTCCCAAATGTTCCAGCGTGTACCGTGTGTTCAGGAAGAAGCCGCCCTTGTACGGTCCGAACCGCTCTTTGTATTCCTCTGCAAGTGCTTCCAGCTTCTCTTTTGCTTCAAAATCCGTGAAGTGGTCGCAGGTCTTCTTCAAGTGTTCCGCAAGCCCCTTCATTTCCTGAATGATTTCTTCCCGGCTCTTCAATGCAAATCTTTCTTTACAGATAACCTTCACAAACTCTGCTTTGTTTAACTCTGTAGCCATGTACATAGGTTCAATAATATTGTCATAGTCTGATACGCTTACTTCATATCCTGCAAGTGCTTCAAATTCAATTTTCATCATAGGGCTTTACCTCCGATTTTGTTATAGTGCTTTTCGCTATCTGTTTTAGCTTTAAAAGCTATCTTGATTGTATTTTATAGTGTTGAAAGCTATTTGTCAATAGTTTTTTAGAAATTTACTTGACTTTTTTAGTGTTCAACGCTATTATTTGAGTATAGGCAATAGAAAGGGGGTGAAAATATTGACTGTCAATGAAAGAATAAGATACTTTCGTAAAGACGTTTTGAAGCTGAACCAGACAGACTTTGCACAATCAATAGGAATGAAACAACGTGGCGCAAGTGGAATGGAACAAGACGGCGCAACGGTTACTGACCGGGCTATAAAATCTATCTGTATGGCTTACAACGTCAATGAAGACTGGCTGCGGAACGGTACAGAACCTATGTACATACAAGCACCAACTTTCAGCCTTGACGACTTTGTACGGCAACGGGGCGGGACTGAATTAGAAGTTGACATTATGAAAGCGTACTTTGAACTTGAACCCGATATACGGGCAATGCTGGTTCAGCATTTCAAAGAACGCTTGACCGCTTCCCGTGCTGAATCTGCGGAACTTCCAGAAATGACCGTTGAAGAAGCGGAAGCGGCATATATAAAAAGTCGCTCCAAGATTGCACAAAAAGCGGGCAACTCTGCTTTGAGTACCACCGCAGACACGGAACCCGGAAGCGCAAACGGCAATAGCCTTGTTTCAAACCAATGAAAAGCCCGGTGGGGCTGCGTAAGCTCTGCCGGGCTGTTTCTTAAATGTGAAAGTAGGTGAATTTATGAGTTTTCTTTCAAAATTGTTTGGTTCTTCAAAAGCTCCATCAACTCAACATTCAACTGATAACAGTATTTCAATAGAATCTTCTGTTACTCTTACTTCACGATATGTTGAAGTAAAGCAAAGAACAAAAGGACTTCTGCCCTCTATTCCTATTGCCGTTTTAGACGGTTACATTTCCCCTTCTGGTGGCTTTGTTAATTATGCAAGATTTCAAGTTATCGGCATAAACCCTTCTACAAAACGCAAAAACAAGCGTATATATGAAGTTCGTTTTGAAGAAGACGCTCGCAAATGTGCTGAAAATGAAGGATTGATTGAACCATTTGAAATTACGGTTCTTCCTTCCGTTCCTCCGTCAGAACGTCAACTTGAATATGCAAAAGTTTTAGAAGCGTGTATTCCAGACGGGGCTTGCTCTCTTGATGTTAGTGCTATTATTTCACGCATAACCGACAAGGACGAAAAACCCGTTTCAACAAAACTTGCCTGTCATGCTCAAAAATACGGTTTAAAATTTTCCCGCTATCACGGCAGGACTGCAATACTAAACATAGCAGAATCAAGCCTTTCTGCTATGGAATACAGCAATTTTGTACTATCTCTAAAATGAAAAAGGAAGCGGCGGCAATACTGGGAATATTGCCGCCGCAATGCAAAGTATATCATACCAGATACAACATACCGTCTGCAATTCTGATTATATCATCAGCGGGCGGGAAATTAAAGGAAATGCAGGTGATTTTCCATGAAAAATAA